CTACGTCGACATTATGAAACATACACGGGTGATAAGGAACAGGCCTTATTGAAAGTCATTAAGTTTATGATCTCCAAAAGACCCTGCGCAGACATTGACCAGCATTTCATATCGAATTTGATTGAGGCTCACGATAAATTACGTAATCCGGCTCCTGAGGAAGCATTCGCATATACGGACAAGACGCCAGGATATCAAAAAGAGCTGCAAAAAATAGCTGACCAGAACCAAGACTCATTTAGTTAAAGAGCGAATTCCAATGACCCCGCACAAAACACGTTTACCGGAGTTACCAGTCTCTGAACTGGTAGAGTGATCTCCCAACCCCAAGTCATCCTCTTGATCGTGGATAATTAACGATCGACCTATCAACTCTTTTACAGATACACCGGCATAGATAATTTGATTTACCCTACCATTACGAATGTTTATGTTACCAAAATCCCCTAAGTGTCTTTCCCCGCTCAGACCGCCATGTTTTTTACCATCAGGGTTGTAATGTGCCCCGGTATGATCGCAAGAACGAATATCTCCAAACTCGTGAGCATGAAATCCAACCGAACCATCTTTACCCGGCCAATCATGTATTACAATTTCCAATCGACACCCACTGGGTTTTTGATCTAGCAACACATACCCATGGCCGGGAAATACACAAATAGCCATTGTTATATTAGAAAGGGAAAAAAGATGAGTCAGGAAGGGAATTCAAAGTGAGTAATCACTGGATTTAGTCTACGTCCGGGTTCGCCGGGTCGCCGGGTTCGCCGAGTTCGCCGAGTCGTCGGGTTCCAGCGGGTTCCAGCGCGAGTCTTTGCCCAAAAACGAGACCAGATGGATCCGATTCACCTCCCATAAAGTAAGCAGCTGCACCGCCACCCAGGACGACTACAGCACCAGCTATCAGGGATTCCCGCATAGTGAGTTTACCATATCGGTTAGCTGCAAGAATTACGAGCAAGAGAACAATTACTACTCCAAGTATATATTCGCCGTACATAGTTATAGTATCGTACATAAAAAAATACAAAAAAATCATAAATTTTATGAAAATTAATAGCATTGCCGAATGAGATGTGGGCTCTCATAATTGAATTTTCTGACAATCCCAATTGTGTATTTGTATGTAAATTATGGAACGAACTGTCTAGAAAACCTCGAATTAATAAGGGATATTATCCAAATGGTAAGCATCATATTTATGAAAAAAACGGGGAACTTAGAGAACTGCGAACTTTCCACAAGGGGTTTACATGGGTTTTCAGTTTACGATGGAAAATGGACTCAATACAATCATGGAGTGATTAAAGCTAGATTTGATGGTATCTATCGACCAGATCCCATGGATCCCGACGAGCAACCATTCTATCCAGATTTGGAGCCGCCACCAAAATGATAATAAACAAAACCAAGACTATTAGAAAACCCAAAAAATGCATATTTTTAGGCAATTATATTAAAGGTTGATTTTTTTCTCGTAAGTGCAATACAAATGCAGCCAATATTGCCAGAATAAATAAAACTACCATAATTATCATTAGATTGTCTTCAATCCACTGTTTCCAGTCGGTTTGATCACCGTTACCACCATTGGTATCTGGAGGGATATGATCACAATTAGTGGTAACTTTGCCATTTATCCAACACTTTGTGCATTTGGGATTATTAGTATCTGGCGAGACTTCTAAACACCTGTTATTATTACCCGATGCGATCTTGCATATCTGCTGCAGATTCTTAATATATGAGTTATCTACTCCTTTGATATCAATAATTTGGTTACATTGTAATATCTTACATTCTTTAGGCGCACTGGGCGGCTTATAACCACGAGTAATACATGTTTTGTCAATGCAATAGGGAATACTAGTGTCAAGCGGACCCCAATCGGCACTAAGACAAGCGCAGAAAGGATCTTTAGGGTGTTCCTCACAGTATTTCAGTGCTCCTGATTTACCCTTTGCTCCGGTGCATTCCGCAGATGGGTTGTTTATGCAGTAATTCTGACATTGTTCCTCGTCTAGATTATTGGGGCAGTATCCTCGTAAATAATTATAACATTGAGATGTTGGAATACCAGGGGTCCAATCTGTCCCACACACCGCCGGTGTGCCTTGTCCTAAACAACAGGCTCGACGATACCCATCCCAACTATAGTCCCCATCCCAATCTAGTTGAAACCAGCTACTTATAGATTCGGGATGCTTGATTTTGTCGTTTCGTTGTTCCACCGGAAAGTCCTTGTACAGAGGCCCCCTTAGATTGATCTGCGTTGCGAAAGCTTTGTATTGCCCATGAGGTACATCCCAGAGAGCAACTGCAGCTGCTCCTGGAATTGCTATGGATTTTGCGTTGTATTTTACTTGAGAATTTTTCAAATCATTATCAGATTTACCAGTTTCTAAGGTATATATGTCTCCAGTACATCCCTTCCCGGAAAACAGACGTACTTTTGGGTTTCCTGCCCCATCAATAGTCAAATAGGGGTCACACATTTTGTTATACTTCGGAAAAGTTCCTTTTCCATCCAAAAAAACTAAAAATATCGTGAATTGACCATATGAATCTCAGCACCCGTTACTGCCCTCATAAATTCGGATACTACTTGAGCTGGCAAAACATCTCCCAGGTCAACTTCGGCAACTTGTATAGATCTATTTGGAAATACGTTAATTGTATAATATCCCCCTCCAACTCGACTAATTGAAAATGTCAGAGTTCTTCTACATGCGCTAGGCATACTCCAATATATTCAGGTTTGGACAGCATTAGATGATCAGAGACCATACATTTTATAGGACCGGAATGTTCTTCGAAAACTGTTGAGCAACGCCTTATGAAATCGGGATCATTGATTTGGAATCTAAATCCAGTTAGCTTGGCTGTAAAAGTTCTGGACATCTTACAAAAAAGATATATTCAAATTTCTCGCTATACCGAAATTATTGGCATTGGAAGGTGCACTCAACCAGTTTGTAGGAAAGCCATCCCCAGACTACTGTGGAGACAAAGGTAAGTATTGCTAGACCACCTGCAAGGAGATTAGCTCCTGTACCGGCGTTAGTAACGGGCTTAAGTACATCATGGCCTACAGTCAGGCCATAGAGCATAATAATAGAGCCGATCAGGGCGCTCAAGAAAGTGAGCACAACCAAGATAGTCGCAAAGATATGTGTGACAGAGTCCCAAGACATTGTTATATAATGTGCAAATAAAAATATTCTTTTCATATTTTCTCCATAAATAACATTTATAGAATATAATGGTATTGGTTTACGCCCTAGTGTTAGTTTTATTCTTAGCTCTGCTGTATATATCCTCACATGAGGGGTTCAGTTGGTGGCATCGTGAACGGGATTTGAATTTCTGGAACCCACTTCGTCTAAGTCGGTTGGGTGAGCATATATATACCCGTAGTTATCCATATGGACTGTGGGGATGGCATCCGTATTATCACGGCAGCTTAGATCAATGTACTTACGTATGCCAAGATGCGAAATACAAAGAACCATGCTTAGAAGCATGTAAACGTCGTGGTGGTTATCCCGGCCCCTGGTTTTATTAGAAACCAGGTGGTTTTATTAGAAACCAGGTGGTTTTATTAGAAACCCCGCCCAGTAAATCGAAGATTTTTGGTTAGGAAACTAGAAGATGCAAGTTTCGGGACATTCTCTATCATGCCAATTTACCAATATCTGACGATACTCCCCATCTAGCGATTGATACCATGTTAGTCCATTGAATCGATACCCTTCATATTTACGCATCAAATGACGAATCATATCCTCACCCACACCGGCTTTGCGAAATTCTTCTGGTATCCCACCATTGAAGTTTTCTATCCAAAGGAAGAAATCCAACCCATAATCTATCAATGCCTTATTATCCATTCCCGCTTTTACAATGTATTGATTCATTTTTTACAAAAAATTAATGATCTAATTCGTTATATTTCAGAGATGGATAAGTGCACACATTGTGGTTCTCGACCTGACCGTATCCGTAAAAAATCAAATATTTGTGATAGATGCCTAGGCACTGGATCAGATTATGGCTATAGAGTCTATTTTACTCTGGACTGTCTGGAGGAGTTTCGCCATCATCATCATCTTCCTTCTCCTCCTCGGAAGACTCTCCAGCCCCAGTCGCTTTGCTTAAAACTGCAAAGTTCTCTTCAATCATACCAAATATCTTCGGAATCTGGGGATTATCTTTAGGACTCACGGATTGTATCTTCTTCCTATAGAATGTTATAATCTGGCGGAATTGGCGAGTGATCTTGCGGTCCGCCTCGGCACTTTTTGCAACATCACCAACAAATTGCTCAATAATAACACCAGGATTGCCTGATTGTACAAAATCTTTGTAGTACCTATCAAAGTTATTTTTTAGTAGACCAATAGAGCTCTCAATCTTGTTAAAGGCATCATCGCATCGAGGAATCTGTTTACGTACCACTGACAAGTTTTTAACTAGCACAGTGGCAAACTTGTCTACATCAATAATGGGAGATGTCATTATTTTGTAAATAGCATAGCATTTACGATACACTAGCCCCAAAACGGTCATTACATAATCTCCCGCTCTGCGATTGCTAGACATGATGTCGGACATAAACAAACTCTTGAAATCCAATGAAGAAAAGCTGAATAGTTTGAGATAAAGACCGTCATCATTGATGATAAAGTCGTGTTTGGGTACTTTGGCTTGTAAATACTTCTTAAAAGGAATCATTTGCGAACAAGTTTTAACTAAAGCTTTGACTAATGGACCATCTTTTAGTTCGCGGAATTTAGCACACAATGCTCCTGGCTCATACTTAGGGATGGACGCAGCATCCAGCTTTTCTTCTAGAGTCTCAGCACCACTAGTAGCAGTAACCCACGGTTCCCACACCGGTAGCTGCCAATCTAAAGGGTCATGTTTGTTCACAAAACTACGAATCTCGTCCCAACCAGCAGCTTGGAAAGCAAACATAGTTGGACAAGATGAATTCAACATTGTTGTCAAGATAGATAATACATCTTTCATCTCCTTCATCAAGGCTTCATATTTAGGCACTACTAACAAAGGATCCGGGTCAGATGCACCAGTCAGCTGATTAAATATATTAATCAAATCCGGATCCTTAATAGTCTTTGTTGCCACGGTTGCTCTGGCTTTCGGCATTTTCTATTTTATTTTGTTTGTTCAAATCCAAAATCGGTGTATTTTGGAAAAAAAGACTCAACCGATGAGTTCCACCCGTGGAACTGGACTATCATAAGCCCCATCAGGACGAGGTACTAGCTTAGCTTTGGCTTCAGCGCTAAATTCATTTAAGCTAATGATTTCCACCATCCCATCCGGATAATAGATCTGATCACACTCTAACAACTGATCAAAACGCTTGCGAGACATACTAATAAAGTATCCATACCGACGTTTGCTTCCATATCGCTCCAGAGCCCAAACGGGCACATTATCTGGGTACCGATATTTAGTAGGCCCTCCCGAAAAGCAAAGCTTTATCATTTTTCCAGGAAAGTTCCTTTCTTGCCAAAACGCTGCGCAATTTTGGTGAAATGAGTTTTCATTTTTTCTTTTTCTCACTTTCTCTCCGAGCTTTCTCATATTTGGCAATGGGAGGGATTAATGCTTGAACTTTCTCTATAACTGTTGCTTTTTCTTCATCATCCATTTCTGGCCAGGCTTTTTTCAGCACAGCAATGACATGATCTATATCAATCTTTTCCTTATTATCTTTATGTTTGGTTGTGTCAAATTTCATAGTCAGAATATCATCAACATTACCTTCCATGATCGTGGCTCGATGCTTCCAGATTCCATCCTTACAAATTTCCATGGGTTGATCGGGATTGTATCTGATTATCTTTACTATGGCCTCATAAGCTTTCAAGACTTCTGGATCTCCATTACTACAACTCTGGGCCGTCTTGGCTAACCACCTGAAAGGTCTGTTAAATTCAGTGCAAGCTTCATCCATTTTATTAATATATGCTATTGTTCAAAATATATAAAAAAGAAAGTATAAATGTAGGGGCGCCATTCCCTCTGGGAGGAAATAGCCATTTATACCTTCTAATCAAAGTAAATTTCAATTTTTGTTATTTTGGCATATCAATGGTAAATGCTCCTAGCTACTACATAAGGGGGACTAAACTTGCCTAATCTAGCATTGACTTTGTCATGGGATATATAAGTCCAGTAAAATAGCGTTTCGCGATTTGCTAGAAATGGATATATAGGAATAAGTTGTAACAGTCGCCGGAAGTGTGTCTGACACTCTAAACAAGGTATGCTTCTAATAAACATCTCTAACCATATAATAAACTCCCGGGCCTGACAGGGACGGTAATTCAGAGCTTTCTTATGTAACTCCCTCCATTTCTTGGGACCCCATACATACTTGGGCTCCATCTATATTTCCCCCGACATAATCATTTCGTGAGCATGATTTGTCAATAAGTCT